TGCAGGAGAGGAAAAATACCGACAAATTGTGGGTGAGCAATTTTCTAATAGGAGAAAAACTAAAATTATATCAAAAAACACTGTATATGGTTCTAGACAAAAAATGTCTACCAACTTTTATCAAACGAGCATCGCTGGATTAAATCCGTTATATATAACTGATATGGGTTTACCAAATGCCACGGCAATTGAAAAACGGCTACGTGAGATTGTACCTTCTACTGAGTTAAAAGAGCAACGTATTCACCGTTTTTTCAATTCTACTATTATGGCGGATTTTTATGACAATGCGACTGCTCTGTTGACTGTATTGCTACAGTTCTACTGGAAATTAAAGATAATTGAGAGAATGGACGTACACCGAGTAAAGGTAGAGATTAAATTACACGGTATAGAGAATATACGAGGCATGGAGCCGTTAACTGCGGCACCACTGGTATGTAATTACCTAGCTGGATTACGCAACGGGGTGACTGCGCATCCTGATGACATAGACATATTAAACTTAACCGAGACCTTCTTACAGTGGTTGGAACAAGCACCCCCTAGAGTTATTAGAAATGACCTGGGGGTAGATGTTCCAAACCCTGATTACATGAGTCTCGCACACGAAGTCACTTTTGTCTGCCATAAGATGTACGACTATAATGACGGACACAGTAGTAGTGGACGTACATTTGGTGAGGTATTTGGATTCACTAATAATTGTTACAAAGTGCACTCATCATGGAACCAAATAGTCAATGACGATCAAAATATTTTACAAAATGAAGAAAATATATTTCCCGATTCACAGGCAGCTTATACTGCTTGGGAGAAAGCTGACGGATTTATTAATTGCAGCGGACTAACGCCAAAAATGGCAGCAATACTTAATATGGCCCTTAGAGGTAATAAAAGAACGTCACCGTTATTGGTTGACCAAGATTTAAAACTTTTAGCATCAAGAGCTAGGGTTATAGGATTTTATGTTCCCGAATATCGCGAGATTAGGGGCACGTTTACCAGCGAAGAAGTCGCAAAAACTATATCAATATTAGTTGGGACACACAGATGGCATGAAGATCTGCTTAATGCCACAAATGGTCTTAAATACTGGTTAGCGCAACCAGCAACTGAAACAGTTGAGTCACATTGGTGGCACTCCATTAAAAGAGAGTATTCACTACCTAAATTAGGTTTAAAACGAGCCGTAATGGGTATGTTATTGGAAGGGGACGGAGTCATGATTACTTCAGACGCTGTGCGTAATCTAGCTTCTTCTCTATCGAAAAATGACGAATTAATTTTTGAATCAACGTTTATGAACGCATGTTGGTATTGGGGTGAATATTTAATGTTTTTTAACAGTGTCAACGCTGAACACACTATGCGAAAGCTGAGTATGGCACAACAAGATAGTATAACGCCTTTTGAAAGAGCAGATGCAATAGTTTCGAGTATGTTGGGCGTGGCTATACCTAAATGTGTATACCGGCAACAAGCAACGTTCGCCACAGGTGGTGTAATTGGGCAACTGAGTAACAGAGTAAAATTCGGAAACATTGTTATCGAGCACATGCAAGACTATGGATATACTATCGCAGGTGATGGGTTTAATACGCAAACGTTGGTACCACCATCCGGAGTAGCACTAGTAGTTGGGTTGGGTGGTCCACTGATAGCTGGTACACCATACGGTAGCATATTCGGTGTGCGACAAGCTTCTCTCAAGAGAGTTGGTTTCACCAGAAGACGTGCCTACCATTATAACGACCTGTGGGGAATGGGTGTAGTGACCAGGTGGCTTGGTTACGACTTGCACTACCTGCACCCTAGGGCTTCAAATAGCCACAGGATCTACGCTGCAAATGACGTATCAGTTGCAATGCCACCTGTCAACATAGGGACACTGGATACACCTACAGCATATGAGTTCTTGTCCTTAAGTCGGAGACAACACGTTTTCGGGTCTGACTTATCACTAGCACTAAATTGTAAGATGGTATTCCAGTGGCAGAGGGATACACCAACACCGCTGGCGAGAGCGCAGTTCAATTCCCCAGTTTGTTATGTAGATGAGAGAAGTTATGCTGGTGTCAGATACTACAAAGGTGTAAAACACACTTCTACCAACTACCAAGCATATCTACTAGCTGATTATGACTACGTAACGTCGGATTTTCAAATAACCTATCCAGAGCAAGCTGTCCCACTCCCCGTGCCTATAGGAGATTTGAAGTTAGCGGTGAACGATGTTGGTCCTCCAGATATAGACCAGAATATAACCGAAAACGTGGTCTAGCTGAATTACGCAAAGCGCTATTGTATATAGATGTAATAGGTGACACCGTAATAGAGAAAACTTTTATTGATTGTAAATATGTATTATTCGACGTGCTATACGGCATCAACCTTGATGGTTGGACACATGTCAAATTTAATACAGACGTAGTTTACTGTCTGTGCATATACAACAGTGCTTTGAGAGCCACTACGTGTTATATTTCATTAACTAATGATTTGAGGACGATGGGAAAACATGCGATGTTACGTATGTCCCGTATCCAATTTGGCCCAAAT